ATGGATATACGGCCGACCGATTAAATTAAACGGCCCGCCGAGCACCCCTCCGGGCCCGGCGGGCCGGTCTCGTCGGCCGGTTGCCGTAACGCTGAGTGTGTGATCGGAGCGGCCACGGTCCGGCTGCACGACCCGGCCCCGCTGCCTGGACCCGGCCGGAGCCGTGGGCGAGAGCCGCCCCGATCACGACGCTCTCGGGTGGCCCCGCACCACCTCGGGCGTCTGACGCATCGTAAGCCACACGGAGGCTAGAGCGAGAACCTGACGATGCCCGCCGGGTCCCACACGATCGTGAACGTGCCCGAGGTGACCGACTGCGCCCCGCCGAAGTAGCTGAAGCACACGCCCTGGTCCGCGACCGTGCCACCGCTGATCGTGTCGTCGTACACCAGGCAGCCGTACGCGTTGGCGAGGGTCAGCGTGCCTCCCCCGGCGAGGTTGTCCGCGTCGAACACGGCCAGCCCGCTGCCCGGGGAGGTGAAGGTCTTGTTGGCCAGAGCCCGGCCCCCGGCGGCCCAGTTGGTGCCGCCGCTGACCTCGTTGGCGAGGGTCCAGGTGCCGGTGTTGTAGCCGGTCGAGCCGACGGCCGCGTCCTTGTCCGGGGTGACCGAGTTGTTGAACAGAGCGACCTTGATCGAGTCGCTGTCCAGGCCGGTGTACCCGGTCCCGGCCGCCTGGTACATCGGCCCGAGCACCCACTGGGTGAACACCCGGCTGTCGGTCCACGACATGATCAGACTCCCATCCGCGCCACGGCCGCCGGAGCAAAGACGACGAGGTCTTCCCCATCATCCCTGACCGTGCGCACAGCCATGACCGGACGCCCCTCCGCGTCCCGGCGGACGACCTCCCGGCCGACGTAGTCCTGCCGCTCCTCCGCGACGACCTTGCAGCGCACGCCCTCCAGCACCATCGGCGCTGCCAGGCCCCTGAGCCCGGCGCAGGTGTGGAAACGGTTGGGCGCCCCAACTGTCCGGGCCGTCTCCGGACAGTTGGGGCAGACCCAGTGCTGCTCCGCGTGAAGGATTCTCACGTCAGGGTGACAGGGTTGCACCCGGGCGCGGGCGGAGCGCTCGTGGTGACGTTCCAGAGCCAGTGCTCGGTGGCTCCGGCCGTCTCGCCGGTCGGCAGGTAGCTCGTGCCCGATCCGGGGCCGTCGAGCCAGCCGATGGTCGCGGCTGCGCTGGGAGCCCGGGTCTCGCAGATGACCTGGAAGGTCGAGCGGCCGTTCTCGATCGTGTACGAGCCGAGCTTGGCGGCGCCGCAGTTGGTGAAGGCGTTGTAGATGTAGCGCTGCGCTCCCGTCGGGTCGCAGGCGCCGGACCCGGCCACCTGCTGCCAGACCTCCAGCCCGAACCTGTTGGAGTGCACGCCCTCGCTGATGGCGAAGCCGAAGCCGGTGGCTCCGGCCGCGTTGGCGGTCAGCTCACGCGCACCGGCCATGTACGCCAGCAGCGTCGTGTTGACCTCGCAGAAGTCGATGGTCAGCTGGAAGCGCTTGAGGACCGGGTCGTCCTTCTGGTTGACGCAGACGGAGCCGTCGGCGGTCCGCTCGAAGAACTCCGTGCCGTCCTCGTACTGCGGCTCCGCCTGGATCTGCACGAACCCCTTGGTCACGATGGACATGGAGCCGGTGCCGGTGACCGGGTTGCCGCAGGCGTCGAGCTTGACGACCCTGATGTGCGTTCCCTTGATCGGGGTCGCGCACTGGGACACGGTTGCTACCACTGTTCACCCCTATCCGGGAGATCCGCTGACAAGCACGTTCACGCTGATCGCGCCTGCGTATACGTACAGCTCCAGGCCCGCCGGGAGGACGAGGTAAAGGGGCTGCGCACTACTGGGGACGGTGTAACCCGTCTGGGCTTCATCGAAGGTGAAGCCAACCTGGAACGACGACCCGGAAGAGAGGACCACCGACCTGTCCAGGTCGGCCGCCTCCACGACCTTGGCCGACCCATCGGGTACGACCCTTGCTGAGAAGAACGTGGACACGATCCTCACTTCCCGTCGCCGCTGGGAACGCCGAGGTTGAGGAGTGCGCCGAAGTGGCAGCACTCGAAGCCGAACAGGTACGTCCGGGAGGCGATCTTCCGGATGGTGCCTTCGGCCCGGTCGTAGGTGCCGGGCATGTCCCGGATGAACACGTCGCCCCGGAAGCCGAACACGGCGCCGGTGGCGTAGATCCAGGTCGTGCCCGAGGCGGCGGCCGACCCGTCCGGCGCGCTGCCGGTGTACCCCGGGCCGGGGACGACGAGGTTGCCCGCCGTGGTCTTGAGCAGTCCGTCGGCCGGGTCCTGCTTGCACAGCATCCGGCTGATGAACGTCGGCAGCGCGCTGTAGGGGATGTGGATCACTCCCCGGCCGCCGTAGCACTGCGCCAGGTTCTGCTCCAGCGCACCCAGCACCACGGCGACGTCATCGCCGCCGGTGATGTACGGCGAAGCCGCCGTCTGGAGCACATAGCCGTTGGCGTCCTTCAGGACGGCGTTGGCCGCCAGGTGGGGGAACACGGACGTGATGGAGTCCGACTGGCCGGTCCAGAAGGCCCGGCTGGCCCAGTAGCTCTCCTTGCGGAGCAGGGCCTGCTCCGCCTGGTTGTACTCCTCGTCCATGTTGCCGACGGGCGCGCAGTCGAACTCCGCATAGACCGTGAAGGACGTCGCCCCTCGGGTCGTCTGCGTGACGGTCGGCTGCATGGAGCCCATCGGACTCGGGGCTCCGCCGGTGCCGGTGATCGCCAGGCACTCGTCGTACAGGGTCGCCGCGTCGCCGCAGCTCTCCTGCCAGGTGACGCCCTGGCGCCAGTGCGGCGTGGCGGAGTCCATCTTCTGGGCCGCGTCCCACAGGAAGTTGGGAAGCGGAGTGAAGTCCGGAGCGTTGATGAGCTGACGCAGGCCACCGGCCACGGTTCACTCTCCTTTCGTTCCTGTGGGACGGGCCGGGGCGTATCAGACCCGAGCCGTGCTGGCCGGGCTGAAGGCTCCGCCGACCTGGCCGGAGACGTTGAACGCGCAGGTGTACTTGCGGGACTGGTGTCCGACCTGAGCGATCAGGTGGCACTCCTCCGCCCAGAGGGCCGAGTAGTCGTTCTCCGCGTTCAGCACGGAGTCCCGGATGACACCGAGGTCGAGCTGGAGCCCGGTGCCGTGGAGGAACGTCCCGGCCGCGTAGACCAGGAAGTTCACCGTGGCGGGCCAGACGGTGAGGTTGCTGGAGCCGCCGGGCTGGTTGGCGCCGCGCACCTGGTAGTCGTTCACCCACTGGACGCGGACACTGCGCGCCGAGAAGTAGGCGTCGATCTGCGCGTCGGCGATGGCCAGGCTGGCCGGGTCCAGGTACGGCCGCAGGGTCAGGTCGGCCCGGATGACGTCACGCACCCAGTAGGGCATGACGACTTCCAGCACGGCCCGGGTGCCCATGGCGAACCGGGCCCGGTAGTCCATGGCGGCGAGGGCCACGGAGTTGAGCAGGCGGGTGGCCGGGCCGTCGGTGTTGACCGCGCCGACGGTCGTGGCGGCACCCGAGGCGGCATCCATCAGGCCGATGAGTCGCGCGTTGATCGCGTGGCTGTACGCGGCCCGGAGCAGGCGGATGAAGTTCTGCGTGCTCTCCGGGTAGGCGTCGTCGGTCAGGTTGCCCGCCGTCAGGCTGAGGCCGTAGCACTCCAGCCGGACCTCGTTGAAGGTCGGGCAGGGGACGCGCATGGTCGGCTTGTTCACCGAGCCGGTGACGGTGTTGATGTCGTCGGTCTCGGTCCAGAGCCACGGGTCGGTGTTGTTCGCCATCTGGAAGGCGAAGCCGCCGAAGCCGGAGGCCGGGTTGCTGCCCGCGTTCTGGAAGAACACGTCGCCGATGGCCGGGCTGACCGGGAAGCGGATACCCCCACGGCTGACGCCGACGGTCGGCAGGTCGATGAGGCCGTCGCTGGCCTCCGCGATGTTGAAGAAGTCGTACATGATCTGGCTCGGAGCGCACCAGCCACCGCCTGCGACGATGTTCTGCTGGTTCTCCGGCTTGGTCATGTCCTTCCACAGCTCCTCGACGACGGCCGGGTTGGTCCGCTCGTCGATGGTGTGCTCGAAGGTGTTCCGCGCCGAGGCGACGAGGTGCCGGGGAGCACCCTTGCCGTCCCGGGTGATCGGGATGGCCTTGGCCTTGCGCTGGAAGGCGTCCGCCAGCGCGGCGATGTCCGTCATCTCGGTGCCGTGGGCGACGCCGGGGATGTCGATGGACGCGGTCACCGCGTTGGGGACACGCTCCGCGACCGGCGGCTTGGGCGCGTGAGCGGCCGTCTCCCCGAGGGAGGCGAAGCGCTGCTTGGCGCGGGCCAGCTTGGCCTCGTCGTCGCCGAACAGCGCCAGAGCGACGCCCTGAGCCGTGGCCTGGGTGAGGGCCCCGAGGTCGATGGTGCCCGCTCCGGCCGTCACCGCCTCGGACGCGGTCTGCTGCCCGCCCTCGCCGGGCCCGTGGACCCGCTCGCGCACGAGGGCCATCTGCCGCTCCTGCTCCTGGCGGGCGAGGGCCTGCTGCTCCTGCTCGCGCGTCGCCCGGACCCGCAGCTCCGCACGGATGCGGTCCAGGTCGGTGGCGAGGCGCTGCGCGTAGGCGATGACCTCGGGGGAGAAGTCCCCGGCCTCGTTGATGCGGTCGTACTCGGCGACCGCTTCCGCCTCCAGACCCTGGAGACGGTCCACCGGCTCCAGGGTGAGGTCGGCGGGTGCTTCGAACTGCTCCGGCACGAGAACCTCCATAGGAGAGCCGGGGATCATGTCGCGCGCACCGTACCAGGAAACGGCGAACCGGCCAAAGGCCGCATTTCCTTTGACCGGTTCGGATATATCGGCTGGTCAGCCCTGGGGGTTGGTCCCGCCGGGGCCGCCGGGGCCCGGCGGAGCCGGGGGCGGAGGCGGGGGCGGCTGGTTGCATCCACACATGACGATCAGTCCCTTCCGTGTACGCGCTGGCCCAGCTTGCCCATGATCCGGGCGAAGGCCCACTGGTCCATGTCCTCTTCGGTCCAGCCCTCCGCCAGCTGCGGCTGCCCGGCGGCGACGAGGGCGAGCTGCTGACCGAGGGTGTACTTGGTGCGCAGCTGCGGCACCGGGAATCCCGGCACGTTGACTGCCAGCAGGCCCACCAGCCTGAGCTTACCGCCGATGTTGCGCCAGTCGCCGGAGACCTGGCCCGAGGCGCGCAGCTCGTGGATGCGCTCCGGGCTCGTGCCCGGCCGGATGGACCCGGCGACCCAGATGCCGTGGGCGTCGTTGCCGACGGCGACGTCCGCCACGGCCACGCCGGTGTTGTCGTAGTGCTCCGCTGCCGCCCGGTGCCCCAGGCTCAGGTCGGCGTGCCCGGTGCCGAGGGTGATCTGGCCGACGGCGGTCATGGTGTCGTCCTCGCACCAGACCTGCCCGGTCATGAAGTACGGGTGTGAGTCCTCCTGCGGCGGGGTGACGCACATCCCAGCCTGCCCGATGTGGCAGGTGCCCCACAGGGCGGCGTGGCCGTAGACCCG